GAAGAAAATAGAAATAAAATAAAAAGACTTTTTAAAAATCTAAGGAGTAAATAATGGCACTACACTCTTGGGAATTGCAAAAAGCTATTTATACAAAATTATCAACTGCTAGTATTACAGGCATTGATAGTGTTTCTGTTGGGGTTTTTGACCACATTCCGAGCGGCACAACTTATCCTTATATAAGTTTAGGTGAAGAAACCGCTATTAATATTGGTACAAAAGCAAAAGATGGAAATGAACATACGCTTACAATTCACGTTTGGTCGCAATATCAAGGCAGACGAGAAATTAAAGAGATTATGCAATCTATCTATACACAGTTGCATGATACTGCTATAAGCGTATCAGGTGCTTCTTTAGTGAACATCAAACAAGAGTTTGAAACGACACTAATGGAAGCTGATGGAATAACGCGGCATGGCGTCATAAGATTTCGTGCTGTTGTGTTTGACAGTTAAAGGAGAAAAAACATGGCGGCACAAAAAGGTTCAGCACTATTATTAAAAATTGGCGCGGATAACTCTCAGGCAGTTGCATCTGACACTTACGCTACAGTAGGTGGTTTGCGCTCAACATCAATTACGCTTAATGACGAAGCGGTTGACATTTCAACTAAAGATAGCAGTGGAAGAAGGGATTTATTAGCAAACGGAGGGCTTACAAGCGTTTCTATTTCTGGTTCTGGTGTCTTTACAGATGCAACCACAGAAGCAACTTTAAAAACAGCTTTTGGAGCTACTGCTTTTAGTAACTATGAAATAGTTATTCCCGATTTTGGCTCATATAAAGGCAAATTTATGATATCGTCTTTAGAGTATAGTGGCGAATATAACGGAGAAGTTACTTATTCTGTTACGCTTGAGTCTTCTGGCCTAGTATCATTTGCTTAATATTTAATTTAAGGAGTAAATTATGGCGTGGAAAAACGTAGTAGCGAAAACAAACAAAAATTCATACTCTGCTTTTCAACGCGGTAATGAGTTTACGTTTGATTTTGTATCTGGCCTTCAAGTTGGTGACAGCTTCAAGGTCGGGTCAAAAGAATATGAAGTAATAGAAGCCACGAATATCGCTCAAAGGAGCGAGCAAATATTAGTAAACACTAAGGAGAAAAACAGTGGAAAAGATAGCGCCAAACCTAAAGAGGGGTGAATTAAATCTCCAATTGGGGAAACAATCATGGAGGGCAAAGGTTACGCTTGATGTGATTATGAGAGTTGAAACGGCTCTTGATAAAGGAATTGTTGAGGTCATTACCTTACTATCTGAGGGCAAAATGACCACAACGCAATTGTGTGAGGTATTGTTGCCAGTTGTTCGAGCAGGGGGGAACGATATAAAAATGCCTGATATTAGGAAGGCGGTTTGGGATGCAGGGTTAGCTCCTACCATGTCAGCCGTTGGAGAAATATTAAGCACCGCATTGTCTTCAGGAGATGACGAAGTGGGAAACGACGAAGCGGTGGAAGCGGATTAGATACTTTTCCTTGGCGCGATTATATGAAAATCGCTCTTGGAAAAATGCAAATGTCTCCAGATGTTTTCTGGAATATGAGCATACAAGAGTTTAATTGCGCGGTTGACGGGTTTGCTGAGTTTCATTCTGGAGGAAAACCACCGCCTCTAGGTAAAGATGAACTCGAAGATTTGATGGAAAGGTATCCTGATTAATGGCTACACCAGTTGATACACTTCTAGTTCGTATCGAAACAGATATGAAGGGCGTGCGCGAAGACCTTAAAAGGTTAGAGCGGCGCACCCAACAATCCACAAATAAAATGAATAATTCTTTTTCTAAGGTAGGAAAAGTAGTCAAACTTGCAATGGTTGCTGTTGCAGTAAAAGAAATTGCCAGAATGGGCTTAGCAATGGTTAACCTTGCTTCTGACGCCCGTGAAATGCAGAATAAAAGTTCTGTTGTTTTTGGAATTTACACTAAGGACTTGAGAAAATGGGCTGATGATTTTGGGAAATCAATTGGAAGGTCTAAATTTGAGCTTGAGGAAATGGCGGCTTCTGTTCAAGATACTTTTGTTCCAATGGGATTTGCTAGAAAAGAAGGATTAGAACTTTCTAAAACATTAACAAAATTAGCGGTAGATGTAGCCTCTTTTAATAACAAAGCAGATGCAGAAGTAATGAGAGCTTTTCAAAGTGCTTTAGTTGGAAACCATGAAACCTTACGTCAATTCGGAGTTGTAATTACTGAAGCAACATTAAAGCAAGAACTTCTTAGCATGGGTATTGAAGGCGGTACTAAAGCCGCTACAGAGCAAGAAAAAGTTCAAGCAAGATTAAATCTATTACTTGCTGGAACTTCAGATGCTCAAGGAGATGCGGCTAGAACAGTCGATGATTATGCTTCAAAAGTAAAAGCAATGCAAGCCGCACTAAAAGATTTAGGAATTGGGCTAGGTCAAACATTAATTCCTATTGCTTTAGAAATTGTAGACATTTTCACGAATGTAATTACGACTTTGGATGAGCTGTTTAAAAAAATGGGTATTATCCAAGAAAACGCAAAAGATACTACCGTTAGATTAATGCAAAAAAATGCACCCTTAATTGAAAAATTAATGGCTGATAATAGAAGAATGGGTGCGGAAAATGTAGAAAAAACACCAAGTGGTTCAAATTTACTGACGCCGATAATGGTGCAAGCCAATCAAGAAAGAATGGCTAAAAATGTAGCGGCAATTAATAAGATTAATGAGGAGTATTTTGCTCAATTAGACATAATAAAGAAAACAGAACTTGCTTCTGACCGAATAGCTATAAAAGTAGAAAAAGAAGAAGCACTTCAAAAAAAGAAAACTGCTGAATTAGAAAAACAAAATGAACACGCAAAAATGATGGAGAAACTTTCGGAAGGAGCTAGACTTGCAATGCTTAATTTGCAAGCTGAAGCTCAACTTGCGATGTTATTTGTTGACAATCTTGTAATTCCTGAAAAAGAATTACCAGTTCTCCATGATGCTAGATTAAGAAATAAACTTACAGCTAGAGCACAACGAGAACTAAAAGAACAACGAGAAGCGAACGAAGCTAGGGGTATTTTAGCGGCTGAGATGGCTAGTGGCATAAACCCTCAAGGGATGCCGTTTACACCGTCAGGAACTACCACAAGAGATGCTAACTTTGAAATAGCTGACGCAAGAACTAGGAACAAACTTACAGCAAGGGCTAGGCGCGAATTTCAGCAAATGCGGGATGTTATTGCGGCAGAAAGCACTAAAGGAATTAACAGACAAGGTAAAACATTTACACCTACTTTAACAGAACGTGAAAAAATAATAATTCAAAGAAATAAAATAAATCTTTTAAAAGAAGAAATAGAAGAAACGATGAAATTAGAAACTGCCGTTTTCAATATGACAGTTCAAAATGGTGAATATGGAAAGAATGAGTTGTTTGGTGCAAGAATTCAAAAAAAGATGCACGAATTGAGAAAACAAGATATTGAAATGACTCACGGTCAATCCCATGCCATAGCTTTATTACTTATAAAACAAGAAGATTTACGAGCTTCACAAGCCGCACAGATTGCTGTTTTTGAGGCATTTAAAGACAGAATTAAAGAAGTTGGTGACCAGTTAGCTGATAGCCTAGCTCAAGCATTTATGGATGGTAAACTTGAGCTTTCTAGTTTTGGCAATATCTTCAGAAGTTTTATTCAAGACATGATAGCGCAAGTTATAAAACTGCAAGTAATAGCGCCTATATTTGATTCTTTCTTTGGAAATAATACTACTGGTGGCTCTTTTATAGGGAAGTTGTTGACAGGTGCAAGTGGTGGAACAATGCAACCTAACAGACCACATTTAGTTGGAGAACGAGGAGCGGAGTTATTCGTACCTTCTGGAGCAGGAACATTATTAAACAATATGAATACTAAAAATGCTATGAGCGGAGCTAGTACAATCGTTAATCAGTCTATTAATTTAAGTACAGGGGTTGCTCAAACTGTTCACGCTGAAGTATTGAACTTATTACCAGCTATTAAAGAACAAACTTTGATGGCGGTTTCTGATAGTAAAAGACGTGGCGGCTCGTTTGGAAAGGTTATGGGATAAATAAATGGCAAGCTATACATACCCCTTAACAATGCCTACAACAGGATTTGTTCAAAGTAGTTGGAAGCTAGTTAGAGCCGTATCCGTCTCTCAAAGCCCATTTACAGGCGAAAGCCAAACTATAGAGTATGACAAAGCTTTGTGGTCTTGCACCGTCTCCTTGCCTCCTATGAGGCGTTCTACAGCGGCTTTATGGCAAGCTTTCTTTATGAAACTACATGGCAGGAAGGGAACATTCTTGCTTGGTGACCCTGATGCTAAAACAGTACAAGGTGTTTTGACAGGTACTGCAACAGTTCAAGCGGCTAAAGCGGTTGGTGTTGATGCAATAAATATTACTGTTCCGAGTTCTGGAAATAGTGGCAATGTCATTTTAAAGGCAGGGGATTATTTACAATTAGATACAGGAGCAAATGCAAGGCTGTATATGGTAGTTAATGACGCTACGGCGAGTAGTACTGCTTCACCTACTGTAGATGTGTCTATCGATATTGAACCACCATTAAAAAAAGCTATAACAACATCTACAGCTATCGATTACACTTCGGCACAAGCAGTAATGAGAATGGATAACAATGACTTAGGGTGGGATGCTAATCACATATCCACATATGGAATATCTTTTAGTTGCACAGAGGCACAATAATGGCAGAAAAAATGGAAGTCACACTGGCTAGGATTGAGGAAAGAATTAAAACTCTTTTTGTTCGAATGGATAATCACGAAATATCTCAAGAACAAACTGACAAAAAAATAGATAAACTAGCAGAAAGCGCGGTTAAAAGCGCAATGGCTGAACGAATGTTTTGGATTTGTATTACAGCAGGGGTTGGAAGTTTAATATATTATATGCAACTCTAATAAACAGGAGTAAAAAACATGAAAAATAAATGGGTTTGGATTGCGATTGGTTTGATTGTTTTGGCGGTTATTATTTCTTATCTTACGAAATCTGCAATGTGTGAAGCGCCTTGCCTCTGACAGCTCAACAAAAATCTACCATGACGTGGCGATGGACTGCTCTCATCGTATATTTGTTTATTTGTTGGTATGACTTTTTTTTTGTCCAGTTTGGTACGGCTTAAACAGACCTGATATTTCTGAATTTATGGCTGTTATTAACGCTACTTCAGAGCCAATGGTACAGATGGAATTAATGAAAAAACTTACAGGACAGCATAAACCATTCACATTAATGGGTGGTGGATTGTTTCATCTTGCATTTGGTGCTATCCTAACAGGGTCAGCTTTCGCTAATAAAGATTGAGACAATGGAGGTATTGCCAGATGGCAAGCAATGATTTTACAATAGAGAAAAATGTTATTAGCGGCATCAAGTGGTCGCATATGATTACAGAAAATACTTTTGATGAGAAAACTTCTATAGAGATAGATAGTGCTTTTAAAGATTGGGAAAATAATAAACATATAAGTCAAAAACTTAGCAACCGTTGGGCTGATAATATTGTTTCTTATACATCAATAATTTTTTTTCCAGATTGCTCCAGATGGAAAGATTGCGTGTCTGAGCTTTGGAAAGAAAACAAACACTCTCCAGAATATAATAAAAATGCAAAAGATTATTTAGTTGTTTTAGAGCTTTCTATTTTAAAAGATAACAGAGACTATCCTTTTCACATTGATGTTCAGCGAAAACAGATGACAGGTGTTTGTTATTGGGGAGAGGGTGAAGACGGCACAATAATTAAATCTGGTAATCGGTTAGCTGAAATAGGATTTAAGCATAATAGATGTTTATGGTTTTCTAATACTCATGAAAAACTGTGGCAAGAGGATAAAGATAAATTATCAAACGAAGTTATGCCTTGGCATAGATATAGAAATACCACCAACAATCCGAGATACACCGTAAATATTAATTACACACCACAATCCAGTGTTCAAAGTTTTTTAAAACAAAAAAACAGTCAGTTAATTTATTGGCTTGAAAATAAAAAACCGCTTTGGACACCGCTTCAATTTAAAGGAAAGTAAAATGAAAAAAATTTTATTAATTACAATGTTAGTTTTAATATCTGGTTGCTCTAGTCCAACATATTTTTCGTGTGATTGGAAGTTTCCACCAGTATGTTCATGGGATAATAAAAAATGAAAATCATAATTAGAATATTGTTTTTTATGCTTTTGTTTAATTGCTCTTATGCTTTGGCAGATACTACCCCTTGCGATAGTAGCACAAATTCAAATTGTATAGAAACCAATAGCAACACAAACTCTACAAGCACTTCTACGATTGATAGTACGACCACAGTTAGGTCACCACCACCTTCGGCAATGGCTCCAAATATAAACGCTACTGGTAACCTTTCTTGCCATATCGCGGCTACAGGGGCGGTTCAAACTCAGATACTTGGAATCTCTATGGGCAAAACAATCAGAGATTTCAATTGTGAGAGACTTCGCAATAGTATCACTCTTTATGACATGGGGCTTAAGATAGCTAGTATTGCAGTTTTATGTGCTGACAAACGTGTATGGCAAGCGATGTGGGATGCTTCTACCTACTGTCCGATAAATGGTAAAGTCGGTGAAGAAGCGAGAATAGAGTGGGAAAACAATCCACATTTAGTACCAGATTATGTGGCAGGAAAAAAGGAGGAATGGGATGAAGATGACAAAGCGACTGCTCGAGCCGTTGGTGGTGTTGGCGCTGTTTTCTTGGCCTTGTTACTCTTACTCTGAGAACATTTACGGTAATACCGAAAACGCGGCTTCAAAAGGATACAAGTGGGTAATGAATACCTTACTTCCTGCTCAGAATAATCTGACGATAGAGGGAGTATTTCATCAATACACAATAACAAAACAGCCAAAAACTGACGCAACTGTATCTATTACAAATAAAAAAGTTAGTGGTGATGGGTATATTTATGAGTATGTGGATGATTGGAACAACTTGCCCAGTGGAACGAAAATCAAATATGACCCAATGGCCTCGACGCTCGGAACGCTTTTTGGGGATGGAGAAATAAAGCTGACAGGCGATGGCTCTCTCTCTGATGTTCTAATACTATACCATTATAAATATGACCCTTGTGACACACCGCTTAACGAGCCTAGTTGTCCGAATTATAAAGACGCTGTTTATCAATATTTATTAGATAATGATTTGCTTGGTGGTTCTAATGTAGATGACCCATATTATAATGAATGGGTACAAATAGGACTTGATGAGCAAGCAGAGTTAGAAGAAATGGAAATTGAGGAAATAGAAGAAGAAGAACAGAGTGATGAACTTAGTATTGAAGAAATTCTTTCTGTAGCAGGTGCGGCAGAAGAAGTAGCAGACCCAGTAGAACAGGCAAAAATGTTACAAGAGTTCGTAAAAGCAGGAAAACTTGAATTATACTACAGTCGTGATATAGATGGTGGTGAATATAATGATGTTTTAAAAATGGATGGTGGGGAATTTAAAGATAATGTCAGAGCATATAGAAGCTTTGCTCAAGACAGCGTTCATAGAAAAATGGTTAGGTCGCAATATGATGACTAACAAATGGAGATAACATGATTAAAAAAATAACACCTTTAGTATTTTTGCTTTCTACAAGCTACGCATGGGCAGTCAATTCACCAATCACAGGTCAAGTTCAAGCAAGCTGTTCAATAGTCACAACTACCGCAGGAAAATATGGTGTGCCGAATATATGGAGACTCTCAACAACGCCATCTGAGGGAGGCCAACCTGCCGTAATAAAAACAACAATCGGAACGGCTGATAAATACAAAGTGACTATTACGCACCCAAATAGCTTTAGCTCATCGCCATCACTGTCTGACACCTTGGCATGGACTGGTAGCAGTGTTTACACCTCTGGAAGTGCTTCGGGTATGAGCGCCTATGAAACTGGAAAAACGGTTGTGGGCAATACGACAACCTTTGATATGACGTTAGCAGGAACAACATTTTTTACAGTCGCATCATCTGCTCAATATGGCTATAATCGCGCATTTCCATCAGGGTCTTATACGGCTAATATCGTTGCGTCATGCGTGGCAAAATAGCATTAATCTTTATGTTGTTTGGGTTTCAAGCGCAAGCGCATGAGATGACCCCTGCGTACCCCAAATTCACTTATTCGCATATAAAAGGAGTTTCTGTAACGAAGATGCTCTTGTGGAACAGAAGGGAGGATAGTTCACATTTCGAAATAAAAGTCTTCTCGGGCGATTGGAAAGAAATACCATTTGCTTCAACTTCAAAACTAATGAAAGTGAAACATACAAAAAAACATCCTTTTGATGTATATATACGAAATTCTGATTTAGAGAGAGTGACATATATTTGTACAAGCTCTAAATCTTTTAAGGGAGAAGGGCAGAGAACCATAATCACTTCGAGGATTTGCTCAAAAGTTCAATAATGAAAATATGGTTATTTATTATTTTTTTTATATCAATGGCAGGGTGCAGTATTGTAAGTGTTTTTGCTGATAGTGCGTCTAACTCTCTTAGCTTATCCTTACCAAACATGGGCGGTAACTACCAATCAGACTCTTTCAGAGCAGGTGAGCTTGATTGTTCGATGGCACTTGGTAGCGCCACAAATCTACAAGTTGGGGTCACTTCACTTATTCAAGGCGGTACAATAGAAAGCAGAAAGAAAACTGGAGATATTGGTGTTTTTGCAACGCTCACAATCCCACTTGGAAGAAGGAATAAAGGCTCTCGGATTGATTGTAACAGGCTATATGAGTTAGAGTTAAAGTTGAAGCAGTTGGAATTGACTAGACTTCAACAGGAGATTGATAGGTTGAGGGAGTTAGGTAATGACTTATCTTTTGAAAATTAGGAGAATATCATGGCAGATGTTGAAGTAGGTGGCGTAAAGTTTTCTGGCTTTGGTAAGATTGGTATTGCAGTGACAGCACTAAGTACACTCGCAGGGTCGGCTTATGTTGGATATGAATTTTACTTTGACTATCTTGATTTACGAGAAGTGGTACAAGAAATCGATATTGATGAAATTAAGTCGAGTAATGAACTTACTATCACGAAACTAGAAGATGCTATCGTATATACTAGAGACATAAAAAATAATTTACGGGATGACTTGTTAAAGCTCGAAACTATGATTGATAGAATTGATAACAAAGTTACAAAATCAAACGATGGCATCAAAGAGACACAAAATTCAATAGATTCCGTTTTAGAAGATGTTCTGAACCAGATGAACCAAGTACGTAAAGATGTAACTACTTCTATCCGAGAGGTGGAAAGTCTTATCAGGGAAAGCGAAAAAGATGTCAGGGATACGATGAGAGAAACAGAAAACAGAATTGAAGCAGATATGGAAAGCGTTGAGAAGCAGTTGAATGAAAGATTGCAAGAAGCCCTAGATAATCCACTTGCAAACTGATATAGGTTGATTATTCGAAGAGGAGTTTATTATGTACCCATTTAATAAATTCTGGTGGATTTTGATGCCACCGAGAAAAGGTGTCCATTCGATAAGGATATTTAATATATCCCTTGCAGACTTAGCTTTGGCTTTTTTACTTGCATGGTGGTTTCAAGTTTATCTTTTTCCAACATTAAATTTTATTATTGTTTTGATGGGTACTTTTTTATTGGGAATATTTCTACATAGATTATTTGGAGTAAGAACAACTGTTGATAAGTTATTGTTCAAGAGGTTTTATAAAAAGAAAGAAAGGAAGAACTGATGGCGGCAAAAAGTTTAGACCCGAAATCGAAATATGCAATATTGGATACTGATGGCGATGGAGTCGTTTCAGATGACGAGATGGATAGACATGAACGCATAACTCGGTTGGAGAATGAGGACAAACAACAAGACCAACAGCGAGTAATGGCATGGATTGCGATGGTTGCTTCTCTGGTAACAGTTATTGTTGTTCTTCTGCCCATTGTAAGTGTTGAGCGCATGGCAACCGCAGGAGCATTTCTAAATACTTTCATTGTTGCTCAAGTCGGCATTGTTGCGGCTTTTATGGGTTCTACAGCGCTATCAAAAACGAAATTAAAGTAGGAGTTTAATATGATTAGTCTGTTAGGTGCGGCTCTTGGGTTCGGAACAAGTGTTCTGCCATCCGTCATAGACCTGTTTCAACAGAGGCAGAAAGATGCACAAGAGTTAAAGATGCTCGAAGCAAAAGGAAAGTATGCTTCTCAATTATCATCATTAAAACTTGATGAATTAAGCGCGAGAGCGGATATAAGCGAGACTGAGGGCATATACGCTTCAATGGCGGCGGCTAATGCTAAATCTGGCTTTGCGGCGGCTCTGAGCGGCTCTGTAAGACCTGTCATAACTTATTTGTTTGTCGGGTTTTATTTGTTCGTTAAAATTACCACATTTTTATATGCATTGAGAAATGGCGTTGATTTTCAAGTAGCTGTTGAAAATATCTACACGGAAAACGATTCTTTATTATTCACAAGTGTCGTCTCATTTTGGTTTGGGTCACGTCAATTTGCTAAATTAAGGAAAAATGCCAAATGATGAAAAATTTTGATAAATGTATGGAAATGCTCTTACACCACGAAGGAGGCTTCACGGCTGACAAACGTGACAAGGGTAACGCGAATGGCGGTTCTACTAATCTTGGCGTTACGAGCGCGGTGTGGGCTGATTGGACAGGTTCACACGCAGGGCATGACGTAATGAAAGCATTAACACCAGAAGATGTAAAGCCGCTCTACAAACACAATTATTGGGATAGAGTTAAAGGAGACTCTGAGCTGTTATATAGCGGTTTAGATTGGGCGCTTTTCGATTTCGCGGTGAACTCGGGTAGTGGTCGAGCGGCGAAATCAATACAACGAATTGTAGGAGTAGAAGCTGATGGCGGTATCGGAAATATAACACTGACCGCAATCAATGATTTTGATGTGAAAGAATTGTTAGATAAACTTCATTATTCTCGGCAATCTTTCTATGAAAGCTTAGATGATTTTCAATACTTCGGTAATGGGTGGACACGTCGAAATAATGAAACATATGAACAAGCTCTGGAGATGATAGATTAATTGTCAAAGTTGAGTAATATACAATCTAAAAAGTTTGGTGGTTTAATTGCGGTGCTTAATGACCGCATACCTTACGACCCAATTCTCGAAGCTTTGAAAGAGGGCGGCTTTGTTGATACCACTGGCGATAGCGTTTCTGTGACAGAAAAAGGTAAGTGCGAAATAGATAGGCTCGCAACTCTTGCAGGTTTCAATCCTTCACAAGCGAAAGATTAATCTTTTCTAACTGACTTAAAAACAACCTTTGGTCGTGGACAAGCAGGACAGTCTTTCGGCAACTCTTCAACGCTCAACATTCTATGCGGCTCATGACCACAATACTTACAAACCCACTTTTCATCTTTTCTGATAAAGTCCATTATATCCATCCTATCTTCGGTGGTGTTGTTGAACCTGTTTCCCAAACAAACCAAGCAAGACACATCATGCCGCCTTTGTACTGTTGCCCATCTTTCATGAGTGACTGTCGAGAACTAAAAACCCATATTCTTTTGGGTGGGTGAATTTCAAAAAAAGATTTCCTAGCAACGCCCTCCAGAAATGTAATTTTTAAAAGCAACGCAGTTTTTTTAATTGCTATCTTTTGACAGTGTTCAGCCATCATCAAAGCCATTTTGGAGTACGGTGGATTTGTTATTATATTTTCTCTTTGCTCACGTTCAAATAAAAAGTCTCTTCTCGGGATACCAAAACCACGGTCAACAAGGTCTGAACTTTCAACAGTATAACCGTGGTCTTCTAGTCTTTTTGAGATATGACCCTCACCACAACAAGGCTCGAAGATATCTCCATCGAACTGCTCAACGCCCAAGAGAGCGTCAACGCAAGACGCAGGAGTAGCGTAGAAATCATCTTTCTGCCTATCGCCGTTGTGATTAAACCCAACAGCTCTCATGTGATTATCAAGTGTCATTTTTTAAAATATCAACTATTCTTTTCAGTTTTGCTTCTACAGAAATTGCTATGTTTTTTTGTTCATTCGAAAACCTACAATCTTTTATTTTGCTTACATCTCGAAGACATAGCTCAACATATTGCATAACTTGTTTGATTGTCTGGTCTTCTTTTCTTTCTGGAATAACCCACCTAGCCATATTGTTCCTTTCTTTAATCGCCCTCCAAAATACTTTTCCGTAATGCATTAATTGTTGAGGGGGTGTTGACTTGACCTTGTTCTAATTCCTTTTTTTGAAAAAAATCAGTCAATGCCATATCTACCATAACGGCCTTCGGAATCCGAGTTAAAACCTTATGCTCAGTTAATTTATTGTAGTTTTCTTCAGAAATCATCATCGCTATTTGCTTCATCCCATTGTGTGGGTGGTCTTTTGGTGACATTTGTATCTCCTTTTAAATGTTCGAATCAGGTATAAAACTATTAAAAAAAAGTGTCAAATCGTGTAATTAATTGTTTTTAGGGGTTGTAAAACTAGTTTTAGTCCATTAACTAATAGATATAGTTAGAAACAAACACAAAGAAAGAAAGAAAATGAAATTCAATATTTATCAAATATACAAAGGTTCTCCGATGGCGATGGAAATGAAACGCAAAATGAGTTTGTGTCATAGTGTAATTTTTAATGCATCATGCGCTTGGATGGATGAGTATTATACCCATGTGGCAGTTATCGAAGCATCTGATTTAGATGATGTTTTTGAAATTGGTAACATGGGAAGTTCTTCAGAAATAGTCATAACACAGGGTACTAAAATGCACTCTATTTCAGTTGGAGATATTATTGAGAATGACACTACAAAAGAAAAATTTGTTGTAGCGGATTGCGGATTTGAAAAAATAATATTGGAAGAAGATTGGTTTGGAAAAGTTAAAAAAGAAGGAGTTACAGTATAATGGAAAAATATACAGACCTTGAAATAGAAATTTTAACTATTTTAGCAAAAGAACATTATGAGGGTGAGTGGATGACCGAAGATTGGGAAGAAATATCACCTCATCTTGACACATGGATTTTAACTACTGATGGGTTAAAACAAAAAAATAGCACAATATTTCAAATAAATAATTTAGACCCAAAAGTATATCGGGGAGTTATTTCCAGTTTAATTAAAAAAGATGCAATCCTGACTGATGAATATGAAGCGTCAGCAAGTTGGAAAGATATATTAAATGGTTTACCACATTTTGCTACGATGGTCAGCATAGCCATTAGCAAGGGTGCTTATTACGATATTAAGAAAATGGGAAAAATATAATTATTCGCACTGATGATGGTGGGGGTTGCGCCCCCACCGAAACCTTCGGGTCTGCGATAGCAAAAAAAACGGAGCAGAAAAAATGAATATACAGGAACTAAAAGAATTACTGAAGCAGGTCAAATGGAGTGATGTTATTTCGTGTGGCTTAATTTTTATCGGTGTGTATGCACTTTTACTTTTATCTTAGGGAGAAGATAATGATTGATGATAATATCAAAAAAGACAACTTCAAAAGGTTGTCATCAAGTCGATTGGTGAACGCTCATAAGCAGTTGAAGCTTTTGGGCAATCTTAGCAAGAAATCTCAGTATGAGTATTCTACTCGAGAAGCAAACGAGATTGTTATCGGTTTGTTGAACTCGGTCAAGACTTTGGGCGATAAATTCAAAGTTGAAGTTGTCCAAGAAGTGACGCCCGAGAAAGAAGTTCCATTGGGTCAATCTCCAGATGGTATCCCTTCTCAGGGTTGGTCAGATGTTAAGTGGGCTTTCGAAATGCTCAATCGTGGTGAAATCGATGAGGCAAAGACTATGCTTCATCGTGCTTTGGTCAGTAGAGAAGGAGGGTCTTGATATGGATAACCAAAATACAAATCCCTTCTTTTTGGCTGATGAAGAAAAGCTCGTTTTGGTTTATGCCAAAATTATTGAGTTGGAAAAAAGATTAGGTTCGACTTCAATTATCCATGAAGTCAAAGACATTATTGGCTCAATGTTGACTGAGCAAGATATGTCCACTGCTAGAATTACTGTTAAGGGCGGTTCTGATTGCACCGCTTTTTTCTTAGAGAAGAAAAGGAGATAGCAATGAGTATTGGTGAAAAAATATCAAAACAACTTTTGGTCAAAGACCATGTTGAGTATCTTGAACAAAATAAACCACTTATTTTTGAAGTTCAGTTAAAAGATATGGATATGTTTATCTGCGAAGCCACGTTTGAACTTGAACAGTATGGAGGTCAGAATAGATATGGCGAACCTGTTTGTCAGCCTGTTTTTAGATTGTTGAAAATAGATTTAGAAATGCGGCTCCCAAGTGAAGAGTATGACACTTGTTTACAACCTGAGATAAATAATTATTATGAAAAATTATTGGAAGTGGCGTGTGAACAGTATTGGGAAAAATTCGGTCTTTCAGAACCGATGCCAGATATGGGGAGAAACTTATGAGAAACTTAACATTCGAAGAACATATGTTGTTTCCGAGCAATCTTGAAAAAATGAAAAAGATGGCTCGTATCGAAAACTTCAGATTGATGGGCAAGGGTGGTCTTCTCGAAGATACGCCAGAGGTTGCTCCGAAAATTGATTATCAAACTCAGATTTTTAATGTGATTAAGAAAAAGAAAAAAATGAGATTTCAAGAAATTGTAGCGAGAACGAAT